AACTTCATCCTTGCGTATAGCCAGAATGTCGCACCACCCCCACAAGTCTTTCCTTTGCTTGGTAAAAGAGTTCCACTTCTCCACTATCTCGCAGTGGTAACCCTGTTCCCGGAGATACTCAAGGCTTCGTTGTGTGGGTGAGCGACTAGCTGCCATCAGAAGGGTACGTCCATATCATCTCTAGGCGTGTACTCTCGAACCGTGCTGCCGGGAGTAGGCTTCTTATAATTAGGATCAGGAACCCAATTGTCCTGCGCCAAGCTAATCAGGCTACCTACCCGCGTCTGCTTAGTCCAGCCAGCCAGCTTGACCCACTCACCTTGTTTAATATCTCGGTCAGCAGTAAATCCACCTTTCATATCTGGTGCTTTTGAACCCGGCTGTTTCTTGTCGTTCGTGTAAAGAACGCCTTTCCCCGGCTCTTGTTCATGAGTTCCCTTCATACTTCCTCCAGTGAATTAGCTGCCGCCACAATCCTCATTTTTGTGACGTTATCCATCATGTCGATGACTTCCTTGTTTACATCCTTCAATGCTTTCAGCTTGTCTCGCTTGGTTGCGTCTGCAAGCTTCTGGCTGGCTTTGATCTTGTGAACCATGTCATGGAAGCATATCTCCCAATTTTCTAAATCCTCCACCGAGGCGTATGCTTCCTCCTGACCCGGAACGAAGAAGTGCAAAAAATGCTCACCTTGTTCCTTATGTTTCTTCAAATCCTCAACCACCTCTGCTGCACCCATATCGATTTCTTGCGCTGGTACTGCTTTCGGCTCAAAATCCTCAACTTCCTCTGGCGTGTAAACGCCTGATACGCAGCCGGGATAAACGGATCGGATACCTTCTGAGATGCAACGCGCTCTGAGCATAGCTCTAGGATATTTTTGCCATCCAGAACCCGGTTTAACCAACCCGATATTCTTTCCCATCTCGATAGTCCAAGTGACAGACAAAGACCCACCAGCGGGATGACTAAAAACGCCAGTAACTCGATCATCGGTATATTCCTTCCACTCTACTTTTCCCCCGGCTTGCTGGAACCTCGCCATCATCGCGTCAGCTTTCAGGGTTGGTCTGCCCTGAATGATGTGGTAGTCACGCGCAGCAATAGCGGGGTGCTGGCCTTCAGCTTGAGCTATCAACATCAGCGCAATCGCTTCATCTGCGGTTTTGACATTAAATAGGTTTGACTTAACTACGGCTCTCGCCATGACTTCTATGTCTTGCATTGGTATTAAGTTACTCATATCTCATCTCCATTGGGATTCTGGTTTTGCTTCGATAACAACGCCTTCTTCATCTGGATCACCACCAACGCTTAGAACATAGTTTCTTTTCCCGTTGACGTTAATCAGCAAAGGCGCATCAGGGTTGCAGAATTCTTCCTTGTCTTCTGCTTCTTCATACTTTTCAATCATAGATTTAAGTGCTTCAAATACATGCCTTGCGGATTGATTAAGTAACATATCGTTATCACTCTCATTTAAGTAGGAAGCGTCTAACACCCGTCGTTTCGACCACAAACTTTTGGTAAACATCCGGCATGGCTTTCTGGAATAGCTTGGCATCGAACTTAGACCCCGGTTTATCGTTCTTCCAGCTTATGAGAGTGTGACCATCCACCGTCAACAATGCTGGCGCAGTTCCCATATACTTGCGTAGCTCTAGCTCTACCTTCTCTGCTTCTGTTTCTAGGTGCTTAATCCTAGCCTTGTACTCTTTCAGTACAGCTACGGCTTTCTCTGCTGCCTGTGTAGCCACAACTGCGTCAATATCAGCAACCGGGTAAACGATCTTTGCAGCCTCAATACTGTCTGGTTCTGGCGCTACGTTGGACTGCACCATCGCCCAATACTTAGCCATCGTCTGCACAAGCTCGTCTTTTTGTTCAGGAGCGATAGTGAAGTGATATGTTCGAAACTTCTGACCACCAAACAGAACAGCAAGATAGATGTTATCTACGTTGAAACACGCTGCTTCATGTAGTAACTGTACGAAGTCTGCTGGCGGTATGACGTTCCCATCTTCATCAAAGTTCTTCAGGCTGGCTGCGTTATAGTTCTTGCACTCCACCAGTGTCTTGCCATCAGCAGATATGTAATCCCCGTGAGCTTTCAGCCACGTTTCCTTACTGTGCTGGCCTATCCAATCCAAGTCTTTGAGTTCGATCCTGTGCTTGTCTTGGAATAGTCGAGCAATGGTAGGTTCCATGAACTTGCCCATCTGGACTTCTTCAATATCGGATAAGTCGGGCGGTTCCATCTTGCCCTGCTTTATCAGTATGGCCTGTGCTGCTTTACCGTTGACTGCCATTCGTGAATCCCCTGACCACCACGCGGCATTGCGTACTGCTGGATCAAAGTCTGAAGTGTTAGTGCTTGTCATAATTCTTTTCCTTTAATTTAGCTTCTATCTCACGCGCATATTTAATATCAGTCCATCCTGCTGTCCAATCTCGCATGTGACGCATAGATATGATTTCCTCATCCGTCAGCCCCTGCCATTCGGCAGCTTTAGCTGACGCTTCGTCGAGCTGTAGTGGGGCGGTGTATACAGGCTTTACATCGCCTATCCGTTCACGTTCCTCCGGCTTACGATGCGTAAACCTTTGCTCCATGTAATTCGTAAACCACAAGTAGCCATGCGGCTCTGGTTCAGGTGCGCTTAGTTTGTAGCGGAGCACGACCGCAAGTTCTGTACGAGACTCAGGCCAAGATGGGCCGGGATATTCCAGAACTTTCAGCACCTGCTGAGCTTCCTCTCTGGTCAAAGTAATCATTGCAGGAACCTCCCGCCATCATCTTTGAGCTTGTCTGCAATCTCGTTTATATCTGCGCCAGAAATGTCCACAATGATCTTTAACAGCACCATCGTGGTAGCACCCCAAGCTGACATGTTGTCGCCACAACGGGCTTCTAACACGGCACATAGCTCATCTATGATGATCTGGAGTTCTTCTGTGTCTTTGATGGGTAATTTAGAAGGGTGCATTTATAGTTGGCTCCTTATAAATTAGCGTAGGCATAGTTACAGATTGCACAATAAGTGCATTTTGTTTAACTATTTGTTGGTTCATTTCCAGCACTGAATTTAGTATTTCAATATATTTTTCTGCTGGAACGATTGCTTGAACGGAAGGGTTTTCAGAAGGGTGCGTCACGGCAAGCCTCCTCAAATTCTTTACGGCGTATGTCGTTCTCTGCTTGCTTGACTTCTGATAGCTCGAACAGCTTGGCTTCTGTTCCACACATATCTGACGAGCGCATAGTTATCGCGTAGAAATACTTGCGATCACCATTGACGGGATTGATATGGGAACTTACAGGATGGGTACACTTATCTGGCTTGCTGAAGTGGAAACAGTCTATACAGACTTTTATGTCTTTTATGTAGGTCATTCTCATCTCCCGATAAGGGTCTAATGGATAAGGTAAAAGTTTTTACCTTACGTGATTGCTGGCGTACACCAACACGACTGGGAACTGTTTTCCCCCTCGTCCTATCACGATGACCGCGTGTATCGTGGCTTTCCGGTTCAGGGTTAGTCTGCTTACTAGATTCGCGTCCCAATTCCCATGCGTCTTGGTGCATGTACGTAATGTAAAGCAACATAAAACTATTGCCAATGAATAATAACTACTAATTATACTTTCATGGTAGGATAATCTAATTATCCACTTATCCAAAGGATAAAGCTATGAAAACTTGCAGCAAGTGTAATACAGAAAAAGCTGAAGGCCAGTTTTATTCTCGGCAGACCACTAAAGACAGACTTTGCTCTTGGTGTAAAGAATGTCATCGAAAAATGGTTGCGGAGAACAAATGGAAGCGCCCTCAAAATTCGCATATACCATCCATGCACGTTCCATCTTGGCTTACTCAAAATGATTGGATGGCAATTGCTGGAATGTATGAAACTGCCAAGCATTTAACGAAAGAGCTAGGAATAAAAATGGTCGTCGATCATGTTATTCCTTTACGCGGGAAAACAGTTTCTGGCTTGCATGTTCCATCCAATCTGCAAGTCATTACAGAATCAGACAACTACAAAAAGCGAAACCACCTTCCTGTGGATAACTTTTGAAATTGGTTGTGGATAACTTAGCTGGCATGATTCTTGGTTATATAGAATATAGTACGGTTCTACATTAGTACCTTATATTACAAACTACCACTAGCTCTTACTTCGTAAGAACTATCGACTATTATTCTATTTCTTACATATACATAATTATATAATGTGCTGCCTATTTTTTAGGCAGCTACTTTACTCGTTTAGGTTTTGTGGGTTTAAACCCCATCGCCCTGAACTTAGCTTTCAAGTCGGTAGCAGCAGAGCTGGTGTACCGGAAACGCTGGTCAAGAATGGATGTGGGCTTGTCTTGCAAAACCTTCTTGGGTCTCGTCTGCGGCTGCGTGGCCGGGTCTGCCAGCGGAGTGACGGCGCGCAGTTTAGGTCTGGTCATACAACCTCCGAAAGAATAGCCCCTACAACGCGTGTACGGGCGCGTAGGGGCGATAATCAGGTATCCCGAAGGGTAGGATACCATCCAGCAGGAAAACGGCTCTAATCTGCTATTTCAGAAAGTTCCATCTGTAAGCCAACAGCAACGCGCATCAAATGATCGGACTTGTCTAAGAAATAACTTTTGTCTTCATCCTTTATTGCTTCGTTCGCTAGATACCGGAAAGCAAACGAGCCTTCCAGCAATGCTTCAATTGCTTCAGGCAAAGGGTTGTCTTTAGAATAAAAGCGATCAGCTATTTCTTCCGCAGTGATAAGTGAATCTTTAAGCTTTACCATAATATCCCCTTAGAATTGATTTAAACGGCCTTACAAGGCCATGAAATAGGGTTGCCGATACCCTGACAACCCTAAATGAAAAAACGTCTTAAAACGGCTTATTTACAATTTACTGAATAAGGAACCATCACAATATCGCGATGCCCTGCAATGGTTAATTTTGCAATTAACTTTATGCAACGCCAACGAGGTCTTAGTTTTTTCCCTAAAGGCACACTGTAGGAAACAGGGGTTTTATATTCTCTGATCTGGTAAAAAATCTTTTTCATATCTAATCCCCTTAAAATGATAATAAAACGTAAAGAAATGCCCAAAGGATAAGGAAAGCTAAAGCGCCTGCTAATAGTTCAATTATGGTTTGCATGGTCTATTTCCTCAGTGATAACTTGTTCAATGTATCCAATATCGTGCTGAATCAAGTTATTTACTGAATTGGCAAGTGCCGCGTAGAATTTTGCTCTCGCTTTATCCTGCGCATTGTTTCCATAATTCAATGCCGCATAAGTCCATTCTTTATTAGCATTAAAAATGTTTTCCATATCAGAAAGTGTCATTCTTGCAAGGTATGCGTGCAAGATACGTGCATGGTCTATTTTGTTCATTGTTTATTCCCCTATCATATAAATCAAACCATGTTGACATGTTGCACTTATTGCATTCAATAACCCATTGACCGCGATTAGCTGGATAACCTGAATCACTTATTTCGCCTGTTAATGGTTGACCGCAATTTGTGCATCCCGTATTACGTGCAAATTGTTCAGAGTAATAATTAGGAAACATTGTCTAAACTTTCGTTGGTGAAATACAGTCGCACTGGGTAAGTGTCAGCGATTAAGCCGGTAATGTCGCACCTATTGATTTCCGGATAATCTTTATTGCAGTTCCAAGTAGCATTTTTTAAACCCTGCCAATGATCTGCGAATTGTTCTATCAGCATTGACTCAATGTCATCTAATCCCGAATCATCCCCATTAAATAATGCCGGTAAAAAATGTTGCGCGATATTAAAATCGTAATAATCATTAAACATGTCTAATCCCCTTTAAAGGTAAGTTAGCAGGGGAGAATCCCCTGCTTTGTTTCATGCTGCGAGCAATTCAGAATCATCCAGAACCGGCTTTTCCTGCCCACTGGCAAGAATAAAGTCGGAAGCTTGTTGCGCTAATGCTGAAGCTTTAAAGATAGCCTTAGAATCGTTTTTAAGGCATTTCAGCCACGATTGAATGTAACCGGCGTGACGTAAATCTCCAGCTATAGAATGACTATTGCAGAGAAATGCCGCACCCAGTTCGGCAACAAGTTCTTCAAAAGCATAATCAGCATTGCCGAATCTTCCCTTGCTTAAATCCCGATCACAGCGTGATTTATCGCTTGTCCAATGAGTTAATTCGTGGAAAAACGTTGCATAGTAATGCTCTGCTGTATTGAATGTATCCAGTGCGGGCATCCTGATTGAATCAATGCTTGGAATGTAGCAAGCAACGTCTCCGCCGATAGAATACTTTGCACCTG